TATACTCTTTACCTATAAAGTCCTCAAAAAATTTCAGCTCTACATCTGTAGCCGTCCAAATGTCCGCTACGTGAAGCTTTTGAATAATATTGTGTAAGTGCTCTAGTACTTTTATATTACCTACGTAAGCCGTGCCGCTATTGTTGTACTTTATCCCTTTGAGATTAGCCAGGCCATCTACAGCTGTTATAGTTATTGCGGCGTTTGGGAACTCGTCAGGTATTACTGTCTGCTCAGGGAGTATCTCACCCACCCAAAACAAAGTATTTGTTACATCCTGATCTTTGTATATCTCGACTCTATAGGTTCCCTCTTCAGACGTAGATAAAGCTGTATAAAAAGCGTCAAAAGTTGCTGTCTCGCTGTCATTTTGGTACATGGTAAATTGTACCCTACTCCCTACTATTGGCTTACATCTATCGTACTCATCGAAATCATAGCTCAATCTGAAGCCGTCAGGCCCCAGGTTAAAAGTCTTATTTAGATCTACCCCCGCATCTGTAGAATATACTTTTACTAGCCAGTCCTCATCAGAGATATCAGTAAACTCAGAAGTAAATAAAGTATAACCCATTAGAATCTGTTTCTATCGCGTGAAGCTCGATTGTTACTTATTACTATGTCATCGCCTGAGATACGGCCATACACTTGAATAGAGTTACCTCCTAGCATATCCTTGAGCTTCGACAAAGGAGCTATTACCTCTGGATTACCTCCAGCCCCTGAGTACTCGCCGACCTCTACGAGACTACGGCCATATGCTATCCCTCCCTCTGCTAAACTTGGAATGTTAGCAAGCAAAGCATCTAAAGCGCTCAATCCCGCAAGGGCAAAAGCTGGAGCTGTTAAGCCTCCACTTGCTAAATTCGCGGGGTTTGCGGGGCTCGTAGCGGCTGTTATTACGTTAGCTTTAGCTATTGCTATAAGGGATCTAATAGCGTCAATGGCAAAGCTCTTAAAGGCCTCTCCTCCTGTCTTAGCTCCCGCTGCCATATCTCCGAAAGCTTGCCCGAAAGCCTCAGCTAGTACTATAGTTTTATTGCTTAAAGTTTTAATAGATTCACCTAGATTTATAGTAGATTCCTGAAGCTCTTTTATAGGCTTTTTAACTGCTATTAATTTAGGAGGCAAAGCCTCTAAGAGCTCCATCTGTTTGGGAGCTATAACTTCTATAATACCGCCCTCATCTTTAGCTCCTGTGTCAGCTCCTAAATCTATCGAGTGTATCCTATCTAGCTCTTCTTTTAAATCGCTTAATGATCCTGTTAACCCCTCTACTATTCCTTTGTATCTGTTTACACTATCCGTTGCTAGTTTTCTATCGAACTTATCAGAAGCTCTAGCAACTAATAGCTCACTAGTAGCAAGCTTTTTATTTGCCTCTGCAAGCTTATCTTTCTCCTCTCTTATCTTAGCATTAATAGAGTTGAGCTGCGCTTGTCTATCTAATCCTTTAAGTGATAGTATGTATTTATCTGTCTCTTCCCTGGAGTTTTTAATATCTCCAGAAGTAGCAACCATAACCACACCTAGAGCTACTATAGCAGCCGTTACTAGATAGATAGGATTAAGTAGCATAGCAGCGTTAAGAGCTATCCAGGCTACCCGAGTAGCTTGAATACCAGCTATAAGTTTAGGGATAGCAACTAGCAACGGTCCTACTACAGCCAGCAAGCCTCCTATTACTAGTATATTCTTTTTAGTTGATTCAGAAAGCGCAGTAAATCTCTGAGCAAGATCAACTATTTTATCTAATAGCTTATTAACTATAGGTAGCAAGTCCTCAGCTAAAGCAGCGCCCGCAAGTTTTAAGTTGTCTAGGGCTGTACTGAATTTACCTGAAGCTGTTTTACTTAGCTTATCCATAGCGCCCTCTGCAATACCTCCCTCCTTATTGAAGCTCTTAAGAGTAGCATTGAACTCCTCAACGCTTACAGCTCCAGCTCCGAGCTCTGAGGGTAGTAATCCTGTAGCATCTGAAAGCGCCTTAAAAATAGGGATACCCCTCTCTGCTAGTTGGTTCAAGTTCTCTAGCTCTACTTTGCCCTTCGCATTTACCTTAGCAAATATGGCCGCTATCTCGTTAATGGGCTGGCCTGTTGTGGCTGCTATATCTCCTAAAAATTGAAGCTGTTCGTTTACCTCTCCTATTCCTGTACCTGAAGCTATAAGCTGACGAGCTGAAGTAGCAACCGCCTCAATCTGGAAGGGAGTCTTAGCTGTAAACTCATTGAGCTGCTCCATCATGTCAGCTGCTTGCTTCGCTCCTCCTGTTAGAGAGATAAAGCTTACCTCCATCTTCTCTAAATCGGCGGCGCTCTTTATAGCCATAGCTCCGATTCCTAGAATAGGAAGCGTAATAGCTTTAGTCATCTGAGTACCTAGAGCAGTGAAGTTAGAAGTCATAGAGCGCATATTGCGCTGTACTTTCCCCAGGCTCTTATTTAGATCCCTTGTATCTGCTCCTATACGTACTACTAAATCTCCTAACTTTGCCATTACTTACTATTTTTTACCAAGCTTTTGAGCATCCTTAGGCCGTCTAGCTGTGGCTTTTTCTTATGCGCTGCCTCCTCCCAAGGGAATACAGCTAAATCTATCGGGGTGATCTTCGCCCCTTTCTTTGTGTGTACGTTTAATAGTAGAGCCGTCTGCCATCTAGTGCGCTCCCAATCTGAGCGCTCCCTGATCTCTTCGCTTTGTCTCTTTCCACGTACTGCATTACCGAGCTCCTCAAATGTCAAAGAATAAAGGGCGACTGGGGATAAGCCTAATAGACCTAGCCCCAGCTCCTCAATCCTGTTCCATGTCAAGGGATCGCCTTTATCTTTTTTTTTGAGTCAGCCGTTGAGTCACTACTCATGGCCTCCTCCATAACTTTGACTAACTTAGGTAAATCTTGTACCTCTATTAGTCCGAGCCAGTCATCTACACTCAAGTTAAATTCCATCCCTTGAGCTGCGCAGCCATCTACTACGAAGTAGTAAATAAGCTCAGGTATTAGAGTAACATCTGAAGCGTCAACTTCAACTACTTTTATCCCTGTCGCTTTCTCAAAGTTTCTCCAGGCTCTTAGCGTAGCTTTTACGGGATAGCTTTTATTATCGAGTGTTATATTCATTATACTGGAATTACGCTATATGCTATACTTTCTACGAGAGAAACCGTAGCCGAGAAAGAGGCGTTATCCTCTACTCCTCCTGTAAGGTCTAAGCTAGTTATGTATCCTTTTGCTACATACTCCATATCTCCAGAGTTAGGCGTTGAGCCTGATCCGACAATCTGAGTTAATTTGATGTCTAGCTTTTCTTTAGTATTTTGAAAGTCGAAGAGCTCATGCACTCCGTTAGTAGCATCGTTAGCAAACATCCCAGAGAAAGACATAGTTGCCTCTATCATTCCAGGGAGTAAGCTTTTGTATCCCGCATTTGATTTTGTAGTGGTATCACGAAGATCCAAGTTAGTACTGATAGAGCAATCTGTTAAATTGTCAACCATTACTAAAGTACCTCCCTCAGCTGCTAGTGTAATCTTAAGATTAGAGCCGTTAATTATTCCTGTTGTTTCAGCCATTTTATTTAGTTTTTTTGTTTTTCTTTTTGCGCCTGTCACCTCCGACAAGAGCAGTTATAATAATATCTATCCAGCCAAATATTTTAACCGCCTGGCTGTCTGACGGTACGAGAGAGAAGATAGCTCTCGCTGCTATTAATAAGGCAAATAGTATGCTTTGCCAGTGGTTAATTATTAGGTCTTCCATTTATATATTTTTTATTCTTATTGAGTAGTCCTGGATAGCAGCCCAAAGCTTACGAGCTTCATTAACATCCATTTGTTCATTAACGTAATTAGTGCTCTGTATCTCTATAGTGTTGTATGTTCCTGTCTTTCTATCTAAAGCAGCTCTTACACTCACCCCTAAATCAACTGCTTTGTTATATGTATCCTGGAAGCCGTACACTTCTATATTCGCTGTGTCTATATCTCCATTGGTATTCTTTGTCTCACTAGGTGAGTTGCTGACTACAGAGTACACTACGTATGGGGCGTCTATATCTGGAGGGGCGAGCTCAGGGAATATCTTATTTAAGACCATCTCCTCTACTGTTACATTAGTGAATGAACCGACAAAAGCAACCGAGTAAAAATAAAGATTGTTAGCTCCTGAAGTAGTTGTTATGTATGCTTCATACGTATTCGCAGAAGTCGCTTGGATTATAGTTGTAAATGCAGGTAAATTCGCCCATAAATTAAGCGTTCCCGAAGTATAAGAATCTACCTCAAAAGTTACTTTTAAATTACCCACTGGTAATGATAGTACTTGCCTTACATAGTTATTTGTTGAGCCGTCACATATTGCTTTATCTTCTCCGATACTCCAGCCTTCTTGAACAGTCCAATCCCCTCCGAGTTCTTCAATCGTGAAGGTTGTTAAGTCCGTAGTACCCGCAGTTTGTTGGCGTACCCACATACCTCCCGTGCTTCCACCTCCTGAATCAACAGCAACAAAGTAATGAGTTCCGAACCCCGTGCAATACTCAGTCCCTTCGCCAATTAAATCTCCTATTGTGAACCCTGAAGAGGTTGTGCTTCCTTCTATAACTAATTTGTAAGATTTTCCAACTGTCAGTACCCCATAACTTGACCTAAGTCCATCCAAGCTATTGCCTGTTGTTGTAAATGAATTTGAATCATCAATCGTAGCATCCGCATTAGCAGTAAAGTCAGTTGTTAAATCTATCGGCTGAGTGAGCTGTTCTACCCCAGCACTAAAATCTCCGTTCGTTACAAGCTCCGTTCCTGTCGGTGAGTAGTCCGTAGTATTAAACGGGAAGTTACTTTGTACGTCTGTAGATTGAGACAGTATGTTATATATCGCTTTACCTACCTTCATAGCCCTCTAGCATAATTAGCAAATTCTCTGCGTAGTAGAATCTCGTGTAGTTTTTTACTTCTATTTTGGGTAGCTTTTTTAGTGCGCTCGAATACTCCTGTGTTCTGTGTACTATGCTTACCTCCGAACCGCTTCCCGAAATCTCCCTTTTCTACGATATGAGCAAACCAGCCGTCTGCGCTTAAAGGAGTTTTACCCCTCCTACCTATGCTCCTAGTCCTTGGCCCCGATAAAACTCTATTACTGTCTTTGCTTGGTTTCCATACTCCAGAAGATTTACGGAGCTGTCCTTTATAAACTTTAGAGCGTGATTTATTCCCTAGCTTATCTGTGTGAGTTACTTGAAAAGAGTTACCTTCAAATTTAGAATCCTTTATGTTTGTTTTTAAAGCATTGGCATAGACTTTACCTACTCTCCTATTGATAGCTGTTAATTTTTTAGTGTCTTTTATACTCCACTTCGAAAGCTCGTCTATCTTTTTATATAGTTTATCTAAACCCTCAACGCTAACATATAGCCCTTTTTTAGAGTGTACTCTATCTCTGTACTGATAATAATATGAGTTACGAGCCATCAGTTCACAAGTAGTTCAGTTATTACTCTGAGCTGCTCACTGCGCCCTACTTCCTGGACTCCTAGTATCTCATATATCTTTGAGTCATAGCTTATCCTGTACGAAGGTGAAAGCAGCTCTACTTGAGAGCTATTGCGAATCATAAACGTGACCGATTGAAAGCTCACTACTTGCTCTCCTGAGTTGCGCTCTGAAGCTGAGGGCTTGCGCTCTATAGCAGCCCATACCGTAGCATAAGTACCCCAGGATACCGTGCGCTCTCCGTAGTCGTTTACGGTTGACGTAGGTTGCTGTAGTGTTACCCTTCTATCTAGTGCCCCTATATTCATTTTAAGTTAATGAGTCTATAAGGGTTGATAATTGCTTTTACTCCTAGAGGGATCTCTACAGCTGAAAGCGTACCCACCACAACAGCTCGTCTATTCTCGTAGAAATGAGCTGAGAGCATCTTAATGGCGTGAGTTAATGGAGGGTTGATTTGATTCGTTACCGTTCCGGCTATCTCTACTCCTCCAAATCTATCCTCCTCTACTGAAGGAGTATCTAGAAAGTTTACTCTTAAGATACCTAGCTGAGTACCTACGTAATATTTATCAGTGGATAGAGTAGTTAGAGCTATTTCGTTTGGCTTATAATATTTTACGCTTGTTACAGTACTCGCTGAGTACGGAGCCTCGATATTATAAAAAGTTTTTATAGACATAGTCCAGGTAGTTGCCACAAAGTGACGGCCTGTATAGTCTTGTATTGATTGTGCTGCAGCGTCAATAATCGCTGTTATAGTTGTGTCCTCATCTGAGTGATCCACACGTAGCCATTCTTTCATATCTGTTAGAGATACAATATCTGTTCCTGTCGGTTGTGCTGCGTATGTAAAATTCATTAGAGAAGTATTAAGAAAAAAAGAGGGCGAGCGAGTGGCCCGCCCCCATTTTCATATTAGTATATCTTAGATTACGTTAGTAATAGAAGCGAAAGCTCCAGCTTGACGTACATCTACATCGTAAAACTTATTCAAGTGAAGAGCTATCTGAGCTGTACCCGCGTTAGAGTAAGGATCAACTAAGAGATCTAAACCTCCGAAGTAAGCTAGAACTAAACCCTTAGCCCAATCTCCGAAAATAATATCTCCAGCGCTTGCTGTTCCATCTACTAGGTTGGGAGTCGCTACAGCTGGGAAGCCGTCAAAACTTTGTCCTTTCCAAAAAGCGTCAATAGAAGCTACAGTAGCTAAGTCTCTAGATACTTTCCACCCTGTTGGACTCATAGCCCACTTACAGTCATTGAAGTTACCTCCAGCTGCTAGGACTGCTTTCTCTAATTCGAATAACTTTGCGGCTGTAAGAGCTAATCCAGCTCCAGCTGTTTGTGTTGCTGCTGCTGCTTTAGCGAAAGCTGCTTTATCTATAGTCTCGTTAATTCCAGCCTGAAGCTCTCTAGCTATGAGCTGATCCACCTGGTTCCCTCCCTGAAGAATAAGCTGCTTAGAGAATAGAGTCTTATTTGCTACACGTGTAGGAGAAAGCTCTAGCTCATCCAACGCTAATGTAGAATTAGCATCTGCGCTTACCTCAGTCTCTTCTGTAGCTATAGCTTTTGTACTTACTCTTGGGAACTTAAGATTTCCTGTAGCTCCATGTATTGTTGTAGCTCCGAGTGTCTCAATCATAGTAGGAGCTCTTAGAGCCTCTATTACTCCAGGAACATTAGTAGGAACATATCCAGAGCCGTCACCGCTTCCCGCTTGGAAGTTATCAGCTGCTCCAGCACGCAATGCTGCTTCGGGGATTCCGATTTGGCCTGTCATCTGTAAGCCTCTAGACTGCATTTCAGAGCGTGCCTCCTGAGCCCACTCAGCCTCAGCTCCCTCTAAGCCTCGTCCATGAGATACAGCCTCAACTGCGCGAGATAGAGAGAAGTTACGATTTGTACGGTCCATATCTTTCGCCTCACTTACTGAAGTGCCCGCAAAGTTCGCCTGGCGTGCAATCATTTCTTCGTGAGTAGTGCGTAGCTTAATCTTCTTGTCTAAGCGTAGAATTTCACCATTTAGATAAGACTCTCTCGCCTCTTCTTCGTTTGTGAGCTCTCGCCCATCTGTCTCTGTGAGCTCAACTAGAGCCACATGCTCCTCGTAGTTTTTGCTACGTAGAGTCTTTAATTCATTTAAATTCATTTTTTTATTTTTAGATTTACTTTTTATTTTATCGCTGGGCTTAACCTCAGCTGTACGAATTTCTTTTGCTTCTTCCTCTTCCTCTCTTGCTACCACAGTCGCCTCTTTAAACGCTGGATAGCAGACTGGCGAAACGTCCAATAACGAAGCCACCTGGTCAACGGACCGCGTGCTCCTGTCCTCACTCCAGGTCTGATCTTTAATCGTAAACGCAAACGAAGATTGCGAGATATCGCCTCTTTGAATAGATTCGTATAAGTCTGTCGCATACTGTTGATTCCCTAGTTTTACTCTGTACTTTAATCCTATGTCATCGCTTGAAAGCTCCAGCGTACCAGCTGACGACCTACCCAAGATGAGTGAAGGATCGTGATTTATGAGGGCTCTACAGTCTAAATCTTGACTCATCAAAACCTTATCAAAAGCTCCTCTTGAAATTGTTTCTTTAAACGGTCCAATATTTGCCTCTACTCCATATTTAGCAGCATAACCTTCAATTACACGCTCTCCATTCTCCTCCCGTACTTCGAGAGTAGCATCAAATTTTGAGTAGTGAGCCGCTGTTAAAAGCTCGTTTCTTTTTTCGTCATCCATTAGTTTCTGATTTAGATATTGAATCGCTGTAAGCTCCTAGCTTATCTAAAGCGATTTGATTAACTTGTACTGTGTGTACGTCTCCACCCTCTACAGGGTTGAGCTCCTCCTCTGCTCTTACTTCGTTTATGCTAAGTACTCCAGCTTGTAACATCTGTGTGAAGTAGTTAGATCGTGCTGTAGTATCTCCTCTCTGAAGATCTACGAGCCTAAATTTTGTGTATATCTCTGGACGTTGGAAAGCTGGGATTAACTTTCTATCCACCTCTTGCTCTATCCTCTGAGTCCAGGGTACAATAGTATGACGTGCAAACATTAGATTCTGCTGCTCTACATTGTTATAAGTCGTTTGACTAGGGAGCTGGACTAGTGAAGGTGGTACGCTAAAGATTCTGCATATCTCCTCAGCCTGGAATTTGCGAGTCTCTATAAACTGCGCTTCGTCTGGAGAGATAGAAATTCTTTGATATTTAAAACCAAAGGGCATAAGCTTTGTACCCGCCTGAGCTGCTCCGTGATTCCATGAGCCCTGGATAAGATCCATCTGCTCCTTTTTCAATGGCTGGTCAGAAGTTAGAACTCCTGTCATCTGACCCGATTGCCCGAAGTATTCGGCTCCAAAGTCTTGAGCGCTTTTAGCTAGCCCCAGGTTATCTCTGTGCAATCGTATCGGGCTAGTGCGCTGCAAGTTTGCTATCTCTAGCATGTTCTCAGGCCGTACTGCTCCGAAGTCCTCTACTATGTAAACCCTCTCGCCCTTTACTTCTCTTAGGTCTACATCTGAAGCATGAACAGGGTGAAGGGCTATTGCGTATCCTCTCTCGTCTCTCTCGATAACAGCGTACCCCATACCATAGATTAGAGCTGAAGCTGTAATAGTCTCCCAGAACTCAAAAGCTGTTTGGTATGCGTTAGGCTTAATCTTAATTAAGTCGTGCGCTGGGTGTACGTTAGCTATATGAACTTCATTACCGCTGCGCTCATAAACATCTAAGCCTAGTGAAGCTATTGTAGTAGCTATTTTATAGACACAAGCATAGACTGTGCTTATAGCCATTGCGTTGCTCTCAGTAATATTTGAGCCCGCTTTAGTTAGGCTGTAGATACCAGCTGCTTCTGCTATAGAGCTAGTGTCATACTTACCTGTTCTGTATCTGAAAAAACTTTGTATCCTGTCCTTGAGTGTAGCCATGCGCGGGCGCATTTTACGGCTTATGCTCTAGAAGATATTAACTATAGCGTTACGATTTCTAACATTATATCATCGTTATCAGTAGCGTTCTGAACGTAGCTATTTAGTGCAATTATAGAAGATATTACTCCGTCAACTTTTTTATTCTCTTTCTGCTCTTTTATCACTCTCTTATTCTCGTTGTTATCGGTGTAGATAATAGCACAACCGAACTGCCAGCGTAAGCATCTATTCCCGCCGTGTATTAAGTTCCCCTTCATTATCTCCATTTCCATTTCCTTAGTCGGTCCGTTCATACTTGTAATATTCTGAGCCATTGGCTGCATGGTTATCTCTTCCTCTGTAAGCTCCGCGACTATGTAAGTACTAAACTTAGGATCGTATCCTATCTCTTTAACGTCATACTTTGCGCATTGGTCCAGGATGTACTGCTTAACAATTCTGTAATCTGTAACGTTGCCTGGAGTGATTGTAATATCTCCCTCTCTCTCGTAGTTTAAGTAGTCCACTCCAGCG